GCAAAAGTTGGAGGACTGCTTGGCGGAGGGATTGGAGCTATTGGCGAAGGTATAAAAACCATTCCAAGTATTGCAAGCAAGTTAATTGAATATGGCAAAGGATTAGAAAGAAGTTCAATAGGTCTTCGCGCAAGTGATTATAGCAAAAAACGTGGAAACAGATTAGTAGATGTAGCGGCAAGTGAAAATCCAACTATAGAAACACTGCCTAATGACTATCAAACTCAAGTTGGAGTTAGCGCTAATAACGTAATAGAAAATAACACGCTTGGATCTACTAGGAATCCAACTAAACTTCATTCAAATTTAGTTGAAAAAAAGAATGATTTAGAACAACAAATTCAATCAACCCTAGAAAATGCTCAAAAAGATGTAGGACAAGTTCCACTTCCAGATACTAGCAGAACTCAACAATATATTATTGATAACGTAGATCCTGCTGATGAAGGAAAATACTTAGATAAACTTCTTCAAAAATTAGACATGCTAAAGCAGAAAGGAGAAGGCAAACTTACCTTTCTTAATGAGCAAAAGCGCAAATTGGCGAATGAGTGGAAAAAAGATCCAAGTCTTGATTCTAATTTCTGGAGAAGTTTGTATCTCGATTACAAAGACCATATAGAAAAATATGCTCCTCAAGTTAAGCAGCTTAACAAGCAAAAGCAGGATCTACTTGTTCTTGAGCCAATCTTAGAAAGAAACAAACGTCTTGCCGAAGCTCCTGGCATTACACCTCAAAAATTAACCAAAGCACTTTTTTATACAACTGGTGGACTTGGGATTCCTACTGCAATTGCTGGCGGCCCCTTAACTACAACATTAGCTCTTGGATTAGCAGGATTGGGAACCAAAACAGGTCAAAAAATTACTGGAAGATTAGCTCAAAAAGTAGGTGGTGCTGGAGCCGGGATAACTGGTACTGGTGTTGAATCATTAACAAGTGCTTTGCAAAAAGTTATTCCATCGCTTACTGCAACTGAACCTACTCAACAATCATTTCCAACGGAAGTAAAAGTTTCGCCTGAAACAAATTTAGATGTTGAAAACGCTGCATTGGAAGCCAAGATTGCTGATTTAAAAAAACGCTTTGAAGGTTCATCATCAACAGAAACACCACAGCATACAGTCGAAATAAAAGGGCAAAAGATTGCTTTGCCAGTTGGCGAAGGATACGCACCTCCAGAGCTTGTTAAGGCTGTAATGCAGACAGAATCAGCTAAGAATCCAAAAGCAGTTAGTTCTAAAGGAGCTTTAGGATTGATGCAGCTTATGCCTGGCACAGCAAAAGAGCTTGGCGTTGATCCAACTATACCAGAGCAAAACATTGAAGGTGGCAGTAGATATCTTGGTCAACAGCTTAAAAAGTTTAATGATTTAAAGCTTGCTCTTGCTGCATATAACTGGGGTCCTGCTCGAATAAAATCTGCTATAAAAAATTTGCAAGCTGATAATAGGCCAGTAACTTGGGATAACATTAAAACTTACGTAAAGGCTCCAGCAGAAACGCGGAACTATGTTGATAGAGTAATGGGTTTAATTTGAGGTGATTTATGAGCTGGAATAGCGGAACATACAAGAAGTGGAACTATTCATCTAATGGCTGGACTGGCGATGCCTCCAACTCCATTGGTATTGAGGCTGGCCGTCATGATAGCCAGGACGATGACTTCATGATTGGTATCAACAACTGTCTAGCCAAGGATGGACAGAATACTCCGATTGCTAATCTTCCGATGGCAGGAAACCGTCACACTGGAGTAGGCAACGGAGTTGCAAGAACTGATTATGCAGCATTAGGACAGGTTCAGGACAGTACTCCGATGTGGGGAGGCACTTCTGGTGGTACGGCTACTGCTTACACTATTACTCTTAGTCCAGCTATTACTGCTTATGTTGCTGGCCAGCGCTTCTTGTTTATCGCCGGTCTCACCAATACTGGTGCGGCTACTTTGAATGTCAATGGAATTGGAGCTAAGAACATATTTCTTCAGTCTACCAATGCCGCTGCTCCTACTGGCTATATTCGTGCTAATCAAATCTGTGAAGTTGTTTACGATGGTACTCAATTTCAGTTAAGCCAATCATCGGCAGAAATTCAAAGCAATTCTGCAACGTATCTTGGACAATCCACTGGAACTGCTAATGCTATAGTTCTTACTCCATCTCCGGCTATTACAAACGCTGGATACACTGGATGTTTTGGTTTTTATTGGTTTGCTAAGGATGCAACTGCTAACACTGCTGCATGTACAATCAATATAAGTGGGCTTGGGGTTATAAATTTAACTGATAATGCTGGAGGAGCATTAAAAGCTGGAATGCTTCAACCTTCATCTTTTTATCTTTTGAGATTAAATGGAGCTAATGCATATATCGTCAATCCAAGCTCTGTTTGGCAGGCATACACTCCAACGCTAACTCAATCTGCCACAGTTACGTTTACAACAAACGAAAGCAACTACAAACTAATTGATAACAATACAGTTGTTTGGGTTTTTTCATTAACTGTTACTGGAGCAGGAACTGCCGCGAATGCTATTCAATTGACGTTGCCTGTTACCGCAGCATGGTCAAATGCATATAGTTGTGTAGGAGATGCGCTTATTTTGAAAAATTCAACCGTATTAACTTACACAGGTACCGCAGCATTAACATCAACTACAACATTAAAATTCTTTTCTGGATCTGGAACCGCTGCTAACTACATTGGAATTGCTCCAGCAATAACACTGGCTGCTGGAGACGTTATCTCAGGAACTATTACTTATAGGGTATAATATGGATTGGAATGATTTTGTTGGAATAACTGAAAAAGCTGACGAAGTTCCAGCAGCTTATTTGATTGAACGAATCAAGATTTGGCGTGATGCTGAACTTGTTGCTACTGACTTTACGCAACTTCCCGATGTTAAGGTTGATAAAGTCGCTTTTGCTAAATATCGGCAAGAGCTTCGAAATTTATCATCTCAAGATGACGATCCTAGACAGTGGGTATTTCCAGTTAAGCCATGAAGCTAAAGCTCACAAGAACAAGCGAGTGTGATGGTTCTACCTTTGGCGTATTAGCCATTGATAATCATCCCATGTTTGTTACTTGTGAGTTGCCTTGGGCTAACAACATGCATGAGTTTTCTTGTATTCCTGCTGGCAAGTACAAGATAGCTGTTAAGGATTCTCCAAAGTTTGGTAAGTCTTATGAGGTGTTACATGTGCCCGATCGCGCTGATATTCTTTTCCATGCTGGCAATACTCACGCTGACACACATGGCTGTATCCTATTGGGCTTAATGTTTGGTAAAGTTAACGGGCAGGCTGCAATCCTTTCAAGCAGAGCTGCGGTGGCTAACTTCATGGTTGAACTTGGCGGCAAGGAAGCAGAGCTTGAGATTGTATGACTGGTGGCGACATAACAGAATTGCGGTATTGGTTGGACCTGCTGATTAAAGCGATTATCGGCATAGTAGTTTCGGTAGTAGGATTGGACTATCGAAGCATGAGAAACTCCCTGGAGGAGCTTCAACAGTCTAAATACTCTTTGACGGTGCAGGTGCAGGTTATGCAATCTGAGGTTGCTGCTATCAAAGACCGTTTAGAACGGATAGAAGAGAAGCTAGATCGTGCGTTGAGCAGATGAAACTTGTCATCCTTGCTGTGATGATGTGTTGTAATAGTTGTAACTTAACCCCAAAGGTAATTATTTGGGACCAATTACGTTCACCTTGTTTAAATGACAACGGTGGAATGGCGAGTACTTCCATACATGCCAACATTGAGTTTTGTCGGCCTGGTCATGGAATAATTATAGGAGCATCGAAAAAGCTATGAATAGCATTGTGATGTGGTTGTTTTCTCAAACGTCCATTGGCAAGCTTGTAGACGGCAAGAAGACCGTTATCGGAGCTACGTTTATAGTGCTTGGGAAGCTCCTAGAAGGGCTTAACCTAGTGCTTCCTATGTTCCCCCAGGTAGCATGGTTAGCGAGCTTTACAGCTGGTTTAAGCGCATTCTGTGAGCAAGCAGCTCCTATTCTTGACCATCTTGGGTTGGTTGCGATTAGTGCCGGGCTTATCCACAAGCAAGCTAAGGTTAATGCCTAGCAGTTCTTGTTTTTGACTGGTCGGTACCGTTTCTTTTTTAGCTTTGAGTTGTCGTTGGACGGCAAAGCCATGTGCGCTTTTGTGTTGTTTTTAATGTAAGACAACACATAAGAGAATTGGTTTTTTTCCTCTACTTGCTTTAGGTGCAAGGCGAATTGTTGAGCTATCTCAGTTCTTAGCTTATCTGCCATGCCTTCACCGTCCTCATAGAGATGGATAGCCAAGTATTGCAGGTTAAACTCCTCTGGAATCTTTTCAAATAGAAACCAACGAAGCCTATTGAGCTCTGCCACGGCTTTTATGTTGAATGTCTGCAAAGAGGTCGGGGTAATCTCTTCTCGGCAAGACAGTTGCGCTAGACCACGTTGAAAGTATAGGTCAAAAAAGAAACAATAGTCCTTAATAGCCTTCTCTATTACCGCAAACCATAAGTTGCGTTCTGGTGAATAATCGTTTCGTGGTTCCATGCCTGAAAGTAGATCGCTTCCCGCCTTCATAATTTGTTTGCGATATACTTATCAAGAATATCCATAGCCTCACCTGACGACCAGCATAGGACAGCGTAGTTGCCTACTGCGTTAAGATGCCGTAATAGCTCCATCTGTTCGGTGCTAGCTTTGTTAGGCTTTATTTTCATCTCTATATAAAGAGCATGGTACTTTTCGTTGGGAACGGGAACGCAGATATCAGGAACGCCTTTTCTTAAGCCTGCCCGTTTTAGTGCTACACGGCGGGCGATTGAGGCTTTGCGTTCGTTGGGAATATGAAACGCTAGGGCGTAGGCAGGATTTATGTGGGCCATAGAACGGCAATAGTCAAAGAAGACCATCATCTGGACTTCTTCTGGCCCGTGACGAAATGCCATTTACTTACTAATCGGCAAGCTGTCGTTTCTTATTTACTGGATGCCCTTCGCGCTTTTCTGTAGCTGCGGATTCTTTCTCAGTAGCCTCATTTTCGCCTGGCTCGTAAGGATCCTTCTTGGATTTCTTGGTTACGCCCTTGATGTTGCCTTTGTTCTCGCTGGCGTAGAAAACGGATTTACCCTTTTTCTTGCCGTAGAACTTCTCCATCGCTTCTCGAATTTTAGCACCTTTTTTAGTAATCGGCATAATTTTCCCCTAAAGTACGCCCGCTAACGATACAGGCTATTGTATTTTCTAGCTACAGCTTTGTTCTACATCTCGCTTAACAATGCATATAGCTGGTCCGCAAAGGAGGCTAATTTCCACGCTTTCGCAATCCATGACCTGATTGAGCAGTATTTTAGCCATAGCCACTGGTTCGGCGTGGTAGTTCTCGTCGATGAGCTTACGCAAATCGGGACGGCTTTCGTAACGATGAGTAAAATCGTTTGATTCTTTAATCATTAGTTTGATTGACCATTTCCCATCTAATACGTTGTGTACGCTGTATATTTTCATTAGTAGCTAAACTCAATTAAGTCTGTTTTGAGATCGCACTGCGGAACTGCCCAGTACGGATGTTCTATTTTATTATTCTTCTCGTCTTTATCGCGCCAGTATTTATCCTGTTTTGCCTCCTTACCGTAAATCCAGCCAACTATCT